ATTGCCACTAGGACTAAAGTCTAAATGAGAACCAGTCAAAGATGAATCTGAAGTATCAAACAGATAACGATATCCTTCTTGTACTTCAATAATTGGATTAACAGTCCATTCAGACACAAACGGATTTGGAGCATCTGTGCCAAAGATACTCATTGATGGATCTAACTTAAATTCAAATCTATTTTCTGGTGTTGTAGCATTAACAACTTTTACAAATTTCTTTGGAGTGCTTTCATCAAAGAAACTTGTTTGTGTTGTAATTGGTTGTAAAGAACTTAATGATTGTGAAGAAGGATAGATTACTAATAGTTTTTGTGTACTTCTATCATAGATGATAGTTTCACTACCATTTACTGTATAGGTGCTACTTAAATTGTATCCTGCATTGTAAAGTGATACAGGAGCATTGTCATAATGATCTACTGCAATTGTTCCTTCTTGTGCTCGTTCTACAGATAAAGTATCATTACCAACCTGGTTGTTGATAATAGATACAACTTTTACAATTTCGTCATTAATTAGAAGAAGATCATTATTTGCATAATCAGCAGCACTGACAACATCAATGGTTGTTGCTTCATTAGATACACCAACATGATCAACAAAAAACTTTACTCTTTGAGTAGAAGATCCTGTAGATCTGTTTAAGTCGGAATCTTCAACAGAGAGAATATCTCCTCTCTTATAACCAGAACCACCATTTTGAAGTTGTACACTAGAGACATAACCAGTAGCATCTCCTGAATTTAGTGGACTAACAACAATAATTGCTTTTCCATCACTACCACTACCACCACTTATGGGAACATTAGTATATGTTCCAACTGGATATAGTAGACCAGCATTTACAATTAGAAGTCTACCCAATCCATCGTAGTCTACATTGGTGTCATATACTGGAGTTTGTAACTCAATTTCCTGATAAATTCTTTTTCTGACATAATAAGTTCTAGTCTTAGAAGCATCATTTGGATTAACAGAAACATTAATATTATCACCAACTCCAAGATTGTGATCTTCTGTTGTTGTGATTAGTCCGATATTGTCATCAATATCAAATGGAATCAATCCATCGCTTAGATAATCAATATTGTCAATTTTAGAACCAGAAGTATCTGATAAATTATCACTCTTGAGGAAATTATCTAAAACATCTTGTGTTTGGAATGTTCCACTTAATACTTTAACAAGAACTGTATTTCCATCAGATATACTTTCTAAAACTTCACCAGATGCATTGGTAGTCACAATACCATCAGTTAGTGATATAATAGAACCTTGGTTGTATGATGATGGTTTGTCAAGGGTTAATCTTAAAACTTTAATATCAGTTGCAAATGCTGCAGTATTATTAAATTGACCATTAACATCTTTAACTAAAATTGTATTATCATTTCTAATAGTGCCAACGATAGTTCCAAACGCACCAGAAGAAGGTTGCCTCAATTTGTCACTTTCAAACACATAAGAAGGAATAGTAATTGTTAATTTTGCTGCTTTGTTTTCAAAACTTTCTAAACTAGAAACAGTTTTTCCATTAATAGATGATACAGATGCTTCTGCATTGTTACCTTCTGTTCCAGTATTATCAAATACTAATTGAGACCCTACAGAAAATGCTCCTGTCGATTCTACTACTTCAACACTATCAATACTACCAGACTCTAGATCTTGTACGACACCGTTAAAACCACCACCATTAGATGATAGACCAGGCGTGAATAATCTTTCAACATTTCTAGAGATATTTGTTTGGTCGAGGTTTGAATTATAATTAGAGTCTACAGGAAGAGAATAAAAATTTTCGCCAATGATATATGGGAATACTGGTGTTTGATCCTCTTTGATTGTCAAGAAGTATGCATATGTTCCTTCTGGAAAATCAGGAGTTACACAGAATCTACCATTATTTTGATCCAAAGAACCAGACTTATGTCTATACTCATAATCTTGTGTAAACGTTCCTAGTGTATATTGTCCAGCAGTAGGACCGAACTGTCTATCAGTTCTAAGACCATAACTACTGGTCATTCTAGTGATATCACTAACAGAATCTAGAGGATCTGTATATCCAAAAGGTCCGTAGATAGGATTACCATCATATGCAAACCCTAGGATAGGTGAGTGAGTCTTAGTTGTAGGTTCTTGGTCTAATGAATCTAGATTATCATTTAATAAAACTCTCAATGACTTGGGGTTAGCAACATGGGCATAACCATACTCAAGTGCATTATTACGATTCAAAAATACAAAACCATTATTATCATCTAAACTAGAATTTAAATTCTTAACCCTATCTTTAGTCCATGTTGTGATCTGTGCAACTGCAGTTGCTCCAGAACCAATAGGAATAATTTCTACATCAATATTTTCTTGAGTGTAAAAAGAACCACCATTAATTTGAGTAAATCCTACAAGTTTTCCGTCAGTAATTTCTGCTGTCCATTCTGCTAACCTACCTTGACCTGCTTTGTCTCTAATGACAACTAAAGGAGGAGTTGAATAGAACTCTCCAGGATTATCGATCTGTATATCCGTTACTTGTCCACCAGTGATAGTTGCTTTAACAATAGCATTTCTACCAGAAATCAATTCAATAGATGGAACAGTACCATAAAGTCCTGGTTCTATAATTTCGACTGATTCTACAAACTGTCCTGCTAGTTTAGAAATTGCTCTGCCAGGTACACCATTAACAAGAACAACGGGTGGATTCTTATAAGTAATTCCTTGAGTGAGAACTTTAATTTCTTCTAATCTACCAAAATAAATCTCTTCAGTATCTTTGTGTCCATATGCTCTAACGCCATTAACAAAGATACCAAAATCATTTGTTGGTGACTTATATACTTCAGTAGTATTAATAGATTCTTTTCTGATTAACTTGAGAATCTTTTGATCTGCAAGATTGCCTGGAATAGAAGTTACATTTTCAAGTATATCGTATGATGGGTATCCAGAAGAAGCAATATAATAGAATTGGTCATCCGCGAATATAGCAGATATATCAGTAGAAAGGTTAGAAAGACCGTTAGTATATGTGGAATTTGTTGGAGATGTTGGTTTTGCATTTGCTTGAGACAGACGCCATCTTAAACCAGATGAAGAAACAATTTTAGTATCTTGTGTTTCAAAACCTGGATTGGATACTTCAATTTTATCACCAACCGAAGCATATGGTTGTGGGTTAGACGGTAATAGATTATATACTAATCCAAATACTAACATAGTAACATCAGAGTTACCAATTACAATTGGATCATATACTGGAGTTCCTACAGTGTGTGTAGTTGCCTGATCTCTAGTATTAATAGTAAATTGAGTTACATTTTTGTCTAAAAATGTAAAAGTTTCATTTCCAATTAGTAAAGAACCAGTGCCCTTCCATCCTAAAGTGGATACCACATTAACTCTATCACCAGAAACTGCAGCAGAAGAAATCTGCTGTGTCAATTCTGTTTTGGTTGTAATCTCAAAAGAACCATTTAATGTTTCTGTAGCAAGGAAAAGATTGTAAGTATCTTCGCCATCTATTTTAGAATCAAATTTTACATTATCAACTGTAGCAGAAGCAAACCCATATCTATCAGATGCTTCTTGTGTAATTACTTTTCCAACCAGTGATTTTACATCACCAGACAATACTTTGATACGAAGTGCATAACCCTGTGTCCAATCAGAGTTAGAAGACTTGTATGTAAAATCAGATGGATTGTATACGGTAGGTCTATTGTCAACACCACCTTCTACAACAGTATTGAACAAGAATTGAATTGACTGCTCAGTACCTTTCGATCTATAAAACTGACCGATGTTTTTAATGAGAGTTCTTTTATCTACAGCATTCTTAAGATATTTCTCTGGGAATGATGATAGATACTGCTCCTCAAAGTTCTTAACAAAAGCATATAAAAATAAGTTACTGATATTCTGTACTAGTTCTCCACCAGAGTGGGGGGATGCTTGACTAGTTACATATTCAGTGGTAGAATATAAGTCACCAAGTTTTGTGTTTCCAGTTACACCTCTGGTAACATTAGTAAAAGAATTGTCCGTTCTAGTTTTATAAAAGCAGATCTCATTCCCGATCTTAATATATCCATTCTCTTCTGGAAACGAAGTAGCATCATCTACAGTAATAGTAGTCTCAGAAGCAGTATGGTTACTAGTAACAGTTGTGCTTTGTTTCAGCAGATTATTTTCGTAATAATCAATGTTTGTGTAGACATCTAAATTATTAGCAATATCTAAAGGACCACCTTGAATTTCAAGGCTCTCGTAATATCTGGTAAGAAACTTACCAAATAATTCGTACTCAGTATTGATAAACTCTGGGAGTTGGGTCTCAATCAGAGTTGAAATTGATCTCTTTGTAACCGCCATCTATATTACTCTGCGTAAGCAATAAAACTACTATTTGCAATATCAACATCAAGATACACTTCTCTTGAAGCAATAATATCATTCTGTTTAGGTAGAACTCTTAATTGAATTCTGTTGTCAACAAAAGACCCTTTAATGATCGTTAGATCATTCATTTTAATTTCACCTTTTTCATAATCTACTGTGCCCACAAAGTCGTTCAAGACTACTTTTTGACCAGTAGCAGAGTCTATCCTATATAGGACGATTTTGCCTAACTTGTCTTCCAAATAGACGGTATAATTGGGATATTCAGTAACAACAAAACCCGAAGATGAAACTACGGGATCGTCATCATCCAAAAATTGATTTTGGTAACAAATCTCATAAAATGTTGTACTGTTGATGAGAGGAATGAAATCTTTTCTCATCGTAACAGAAGTTAAGTTTGAATTGATGGCAATATCTGTATTATCAATAACAGCAACAGATTTACTATATCTAAACTTACCATTGAATTTTTCAGTGTTTGATGTATCAATGTACGATTGAATTGCACCAATAACTTCAGACTGAATTTGTGCGGGTTTATTGCTAGTCTTACTACGGTTGTAAAAAATCTTACTAGTTAACTCAACATATAAGATAGAAGGATCAACTAGCTCAGGAACAATAGAAGCAACGCTATACTTCTTAAGTTCTTTCTTAATTTCTTGCTTAGTAATACTTGTTAAGTATGCAGCATCTTCTGGTTTAATTGCAATGAAGACACGACCATACTGAGGTGGTACTTGATCTTCACCACCAAAAATAATGATATCACTTACTGCAGGATAGATGTTACGAATTAGAGCATCATAGTCATTAGATGTAACTGCTCTATTTTGTGCAGCATATGCTCTAGGAGCAGTATACTTAATCTTATCTAGATTCTCAATATTCTCACCACCAGCAGATGCAACAGTTGCAGAAGTATCAATACTGATTACAGGAGATGAAGGGGAAACACCATTTGGATTTTCTACCCTACCATTGAAAGAGAATGATTTAACACCATTAGAAGTAGGACCATTAGTAATTAGATAACTAATTTCTACCTTTTCACCGTTCTGTAGTGCTCTACCAATAACACCATCACCAAAGACTAATTCATATCTCTCGTCTTCAACCTCTTCTAGGTGATAGATCTTTGATGTAGGTGATGCGTTTAAAATATTGTCAATCAGAAGAAACTCGTCAAAGACAGTAGAGTTAACATCTTGATATACTTTTACTGTAATAGTATTTGTGTCAACACCTGGATTGTCAATAACATAACGCTGATTCTTAATCGCTGTATTGACTACACTAGTGTTTGTAATATAACTGCCTTCTAAGACAGGTACATTAGTAAAGGTTGCTGAATTGTTTATAACTTGTGCTTTGACATCTTTGACAGCAACATACTGATAGAGATTGTTGTCATATGATGTAATAAATCCTGTACCAGATTTTAGAATTAATTCGGTGTCTAATGTGGTCGTATTGTAAGTAACAGTAAACGACACATATGCTGTAGGTGCAGTAATTGATTTGGGTCTATACCCCAATTGCTTTGCAATTGAAACAACATTATCTCTTAATGTTGCAGAGCCCAGAAACAATTCATTCGCTACCATGTTGGTATTGAATGCGGTATAGTAAGTATTATATGCCAATACATCGATGAGGGTTGCAAAAGCAGATCCTTCAAAGTCATAATCAGTGAAGTCTGAGGTTGATCTCAGATATTCTTTGATACTTGACTTAATATCCTCAAAGTCTAGATTAGCTACCTGTGCGTATGGCATTTATCGTGTTCTCTCTAGGAAAAATTCAACAGTAACTGGCCTATCTTCTCTGCCGATAATACTATAAGAGAGTTCAACTTCGTAACCATTTAAAGCTTCATTAGGAAAACAAAATAGTTTATTGATTACAACTCTTGGTTCGTAGTTTACGATAACATTTTTAATTTCGCTCTTTAAAACTACTCCCGAACCATAATCTAATGGTTCAAACAAGATTGATGCAATATCACATCCAAGTTCAGGTTGAAATGGTCTTTCACCTCTTTGTGTTAACAAGAGATTCTTCATTGATTGTGCAATAGCTGCCTTATCCCTGACAACAATTAGGTCATCGTTGACAGGGTGCTTCTTAAAAGTGACACTCAAATCTTTGAATGTCTGAACAGTAGGCATGGCACAGAACTAGACTTAGCTAGTTCTATTTATCACTTACCACAGAATCCATCCGCCCATTCTTGTTCGTTATCGAAGAGTTCACCTTCCTTTACTTCTTTACGCTTTCCTGATTTACGAAGATACTTATCACTATCGACTTCGGTGATAAGAGTCATTCCAGAATTAATAAAGTCTTGACTTTTGTCTGTTTGTGAGTTGCCCATTGTCTATCCTATGGTGAAAAATGATTTTGATACTCAATACTAATTATAATAAAAAATTGTAGTTGATTACAACTCTATTATTATTTTGTCTTGGACATGATGATGCATGATAAATTTCTCCTGGAAATATAACACACCTACCCTTCTTTGGATGAATCTGTTTAATAATTTTATCATCCTCAAAGAATAGCGTGGGACCATCACTATCCTTGACATAATACAACATTACATGATGTTTGTAGTGTTGATCAATATGTGCTACATGATTGCCATCATTTTGGTTCTTGACAAACATAGCAGGACGAATACGATATACATCCTTTATCTCATGTCCTTTCTTATATCGATCGATACCTTGAAACAATATAGGAAGTAAAATTTCAAAGTATCGACTTTGTGCTTTATCATTCTCATAGTTCCTGAATGCTGTATGAGAAAATCCAGTGTTAGGATCACTTGATCCAGGAACTGAAATTTGAGAATTGTAATACCAAGGGAACTCTGGGTTCTCTAAGGTTGTTTCGATAAAGTTTTGATATCCTGCAGCGATGCAATCATCAATTACTGTTATCAATGTTTTCTTTTTCATTGCGAGTTCGCCAAAAATAATCGTCAGTGTCTCCTAGGCGTCCCCAGTCCGTTCCTGACTCTACTTGGTATTCTATGGTAGATACTTTAAAGTCGGGGAACTTGGGTTCTTCAGGGGTGATAGAGAGGTCATACAGACGCATCCTGTTATTAGGATACAATGCATACTGACCATTGTTCAATGCGATACAATTATGTGATTTGTGCTCTTGTGGCACTTCACTTACATTGTTGTCTATTACATCTGGATTTGCATGGTAGTTATCAAGTGTAAACAAGTATTGTCCCTTCATGAGACCATGATCTCTAGTGAAGACCTCACAGTCCATAGATGAGACAAATCCTTTGTTGATTGCCATGACACCATAATCCATGCAATTCCAGAATTGTAGATTCTCCAAACTCATGTCTATGACTGGGGTTTCGGGGGATCGTACAAACGCACTAATGGGGAGTTTGTCGTACATTGCTCCATATGTGGGCAAGTATGTCTCAAAGTAAAAAGCACGCCCAGGTATGCTTTTAGCAGCAACCCAGACGCCTTCTACAAACTCCCCATGTCCGTCTTGGTGATCTCGTAAGTATTCCCTACGAACCCAAACTTTCTCTGCAGGAAGATTGCAAATTAAATTCATCCTCTACCTTGTCCCCTGTAACGCTTCTTAGCGCCATTACGAGATGTTGCTGCATACTTAGTGTGTTGCCCTGATCCTTGCCTTGTTCTCTTGGGTTTGCTTTCAACAAACTGTACGCCACTGAGACCAACTTTACTTCTTGCCATAATTAAAACGATTTGACTTTTATATTATACCACAGGATTGTCGCCTATGAACACATTATGTGAACCTTCAGCAAATTTTCCACCTGGAGTTAAAGTATCACCAATTCTCATTGCGGATACTCCGTTTATTTTAACAGTAAGTGACCCAATTGCCGCAACATCAGAGTGTGGAGTTCCGTTACAATCATGTGGTAACATTAGATCACCTTGTTTATGTGCGGGAATTCCGTTCACATACACTGTTGGATTAGTAGGTACAACTCCTACCGTGGGAGGATAACAACCATGTCCAGTTGTGATGTCCCCAATACGAGACATGCCTTTTAGTACTGCCATTACGGTAAGATGCCTACACCCTTATTTAGATAATACCCTAATCTTTGCTGTGCAGGATCCCAGTTGTTATTAATATCGATATGTCCAGTAAACACATGCACAAATGGTGGACAATTTGTCGTTACAGTTAATGTAAGATAATAACGAATTACCGAGATCTCACTCGGTTTAAACTTGATCCATGCACTTACTTCATTCGTTATACTATCAAGGTATTCTGTACCACTCGTCACAACCCCTTCAGAATCGTCCACAGACAGTCCTAAGAACTGTACAGGTCTGCCAGCACCAGGAAACATGTCTGCAACGATTCTACCCTGTTCTGGAAGCAGGTTAAACTGTTCTCTTGTTAAAGTCTTGTTACCATTAATAAGATCCACTAAAGTATACTTATCCACTCGATTCGGCGCTTGCGTCCCATAATAAGTCGCAAAAATATACTCCTGATCATGAAAATACTTCTCGGAGTAAAATCCACTCAGTGCTTTCGGTAATACCGCAGTAGGTACTCCACTTCCAAATGATGCAGTACCATACACTATATTCGGTTCTGAAAATACTGGGAGTTGCATCTCAGGTATATCTGTAGCACCATTGCTTGTTATGATAGTGCATCCAGGACCACTTCCAATTGCTAACCCAGGACTCATTGTCATCGACAAAATGACATGGGGTACACCTGGTGGTATTGGTGGGGCAATCCCTGTTGCAACACACTCAATTGTTAGTAAATCATTTATTGTCTCATATACTAATGGATGATTGTCCTCCCTTACCTTGGGAGGTGTTGTGTACAGCAATACCCCAGGACTAGGGAGTAACTCAAATGTCGTCGGACCTGTTACTAAAACCTGTGCTGATGGTGTTATCGTTGGTCGTACACATGTCATACCGTTCTTGCAATGACTAGTAAATCTTTCTTAATACCTTCTACATTATTATGAAGAAAATCTAAACTCTCAGATATCTTCTCGTGATTGCTCGATCCAGGGCGCTTGTACATTAGCGTCGGGCGTTCCAGTGCCGAGATCCTCTGCTCCAGGCTCAGTAACTTCTCGGACAACCTCAGGAGTAACTCTTCGATACTTGGAGGTGTACTCGTCAAGGGTGGTTGGGGCGTCTCTTGAGAGGAAACTCTCT